GGCTACTTCCTCCTTTGTAACCAACAGCGGCTTGACCATCAACACCTGATGTCAGGTTGCGATCAAACCAACCAAGGTAGCCATCTTCGCTGCCAAGAGCCAGCACTGGTGATCGAGCATCACCAAACGGGAACTCGCCAATGCATGATGGTGCTTGAAACGCTGTCCACCCCGTGCGGATTGCCCAGAACGAATCGGTCGCTTGACTGTAAACAAGGTGCGTACTGCTCGATGGCAAGTCAGTGCGCGACAAAATGCAATAGATGTTCTGGATTTCAGGATCGAAACCAAGCGAGCAATCTAACTTGTCAAACTTCTGCGACTGGAAGAACGAGTCAAGCCTACCGCCTGTGATTCGACCAGACTGTGTCACTTGGAATTCGTTTGGGCGGACGCGGTACAAACCATCCTGCGCCATGATGTACACCGTCTGAGCATCCGACACACACCATGCCTTGGCAGAGACAATGCCGACCGAGCGCGACAACTCAATCATGCGAGCCTGCGTGGCAAATACTGGGTCAGCGGATAGATAGGTCATCGTGTGCCTACCAGCGAAGAGCAGCCCACTCTCTGCCATCGGGATCAGCGCAACAATTGGCTCACCGGGAATGGAGAACTTCGTTGACAAGTTTCCAGCGACAGCATCGTCAGGTGTTGAGCCGGGAACCCAATCGTCAACGTCATTGATCTTGCTAAGGAACCAGTTGTTTGGTGACGGGGTAAAGCCGCTCAACGCCAAGCGACCGCCAAAGCGAACTAGCAAACTTGCACGTTCGCCTGCTTCTGCTTTAGCCGCACCAATACTGCTAGCGTTCGATGACGGCTTAATGGTCATTTCTGGACCACTAATAATGAATGTCAATCCATTGGTAGTACCAGAAGTTGTTGTAAGGTTTGGTCCAAAAGTTACACCGTCATATGTTGCTGATAAGTGAACTTCATCATTAGCAGTTCCAATTAGTTGTTTTACATAAACGGTCTGTTGAAATGAGTAACCGCTTATTGTTCCCTGACCACCACCAGCAGCAAACGAACCAGTAATTACAATTTCTTGACCAATACGCAACGGTGTTGCAGTAAATGTAATGTGGCTAGCGTTATTGAGGATTACGTTTGATAAGACCGTTCCCCAGAATTCAACACGCATGGCGGAAGTAGCGAGCGTGATGTTCATCCGGCGGTATTTTTCACCATCAGCAAAGTAAGCGTAGTTACCAAAGATCGCAACAGAAATATCTTTGGTGTCATCTAACTTTGATGTTGATGACGCATACGCAATATGGGTTGGCACAGTGTCGCCCGGATCAATGATGTACACCTCGCCACCCGCCACAACAACGCAGCGTTGTGTGAGTTCAGTTGATCCGCTATCAGCCACAACATATGCATCAGCGCGGACAATGGCTTGCACCTTGCGCGTAGCCGCAGTTGGAAGCGTGTTGAACTGAAACGCGCCAAGCAAAGCCCTGCGCTGACCAAGCCGCTGCTTCCCCTTGTACGGGTCATACGGGAGCACGTTTATTGAATCGAGCGTGAAGCCCGGAGGCAATGACGAGTATGCACTGTCAACGTGCAAGCCGCGTGAAGGAAGAGTGATTGGTAGGTATGGCATTAGGCAGTTCTAATTGCAAATCCAATAACCCCCCACTGACTAGCCAGTGGAACGTAATTTTTTGGAGCGGTCAATACTTCAATCGTTGCTGATCCTGTACTTCCTAAGTTTTGCCATTGTTTCCACACGATTACAAACCATGTTTCTCCACTTGCACCGAATGTAATAGGATCATTTGAACTTGTACTTGCAATTGCAGAAGCCGCTTTGACCTGACCAACCCCTGCGCCTACTTGAAATGCCGGAAGTGGAGTAACGGACGAATATGCATTTGTCCCAAGTCCAAGTGCAGTTCGTGCCGTACCACTAGAGCCACTTGTCAATGCAGCCACATTAGCAGTTCCGGCAGTACTGTTTCCAAGAACAGTCAATGTTGCAAGTTGTGCAAGTTTGGCAACGGTTACCCCATTGTCTGCTAGGGCAGCACCAGCAACTGATCCTGCTGGAAGAGTAACTGCTCCGGCAGAAACAGTGAGCGCATTACTTGCTGTCAATGTTGACGAAACTGTCAATCCAGTAGTAACGGTAGTAAGTGAGTCTCCAACCCTGACACGGCTCGCACCATTGGTGGCAATACCGATTTCCTGTGCAGCAGATTGGTAAAGCCCAGTAGTTGTATCACCAGTAATCGTTATTGATGGCGCGGCTGCTGATCCTGAAGAAACAAACGATCTTCCACCGACAGTGAGGTTTCCACTGAGAACCAAGTTTGTAATTGACAGGCTTTCACTAGCACTCAAGTTGTCAATACGTTTCCATGCGGTCCACGTAGAATTATTTTTGGCACGGATGAATCGCTTACACGTTGTCAACGATGTTGTCAACTCTTGGATAATAATAGTCGTGGATGGAACAGTAACGAAAAGAAGGCAATTACCATCAGTTGTAGTGTTAGTAAAGTCTGTTGCTGGTACGTTTGTGTAAGAGGTTCCGCTTAACAACTGATACCGACCTTGCGCAATTGATAAGTCAAGGTTGCCACCCGCATCAGGTAACAACTCTGGATAGGTCGAGTTGACGTATGGAAGCGTGTTCCACCCAGTACCAGCCGTGTCGCCAATCTTGAACGCCGTCTTGCCAACGTCAGTCACAAAGCCAAGTTCGCCGGGTTCAAGAACAGGATTACTAGCAGCATCCCAAGCCGCCAAAGTTCCGCGCCGAATTTGCATCTTGATCGCCACTAGTAATCCTCCTCTTGTATTAGAACTGCTTCTTGCTGCGCAGGTAATACCCTGCACCAACGCCAACTACCAACGCCAAGCCAACTGCCCACACGCTACCGATGAACGAACTTAGGTCTGCGAGAATCATGGTGTCTCCTTTACAGCCCGAACGTTTTTAAACGCCGCATTGAAAAATGGATCAGAGGCTCTCCGGGCTGCTATAAATTCGCGAGCGTTCTCTGGTTTGTCAGGGTCAAGCATATTTGCCGCTAACTCCGCCTCTTGCCGAGGCTTACGTGGAATCCAACCAATCGCAATTCTGATAGCAGTACCGAACCCTGTCTGGAACAGAATAATCACTACTGCTATCGCAACTACCGCTACTGCTATCCAACCTGCCAGTGCCATCCAAGGTGGAGTCTTGTCCTCCACGCCCGGCAACTCCGCATGGATGCCTGCCGCCAGACCGTCAATCCGGGTCGCGCCTGCGACCACCACCGTGTCACCTGTCGCCTGCCCATGATCCATGAGCAGTTGCGCCTCCGTCCGAATCTCGTTGCTGTTGGCACTGATACGGGCTACTGGGGAGCAGCCTGACAGCACTAGCGCAGCAACGAGCAGGCACTTCATGGGCGCGACTCCATGCGCTCCAGCCGCTTCTCGACCTGCGAGACGCGCTCGCCGATCACACGGATCTGCGCACTGGCATCAGCGTTGCGATCCTTGATCAGGTTGATGTCTGCTGCAATGGTTTCAAGCAAACGCTGTTGGCGATCATCAGACTCCAATCGCCGTCCAACGTAAATAACTGCGCCAAGAATGAGGAGGACGGTCAGAGTCAACTGGGCTTTTTCCAGATTGAACAGTTTGGTTGTGGATTGTGGACTCATGTATTTAATTGCAAACTAAAGGCGAGAGGTTTGGTTTATGCAGTTGCAAGAAGCCTAGTAATAATTCGTCCGGAAATTGCCTTGTATCCGCTTTCTGACAAATGAATGCGTTCCGTGCTGGCATCGGCAAACCATGTCACGTTTGAACCGCCGCCATATGTCATATCGCTAAAAGAAACGAACGTTGGAATATTGACAATGGTGTATTGCGGAGAAGACGTAGCAAGTGCAATCGCCGAACTTCGCTCTGCAGTCATGTCATCAGGGTCGTTTTCTTGGTGCGAAACAAATCCCAAGAATGCAAGATCAGAACTTGGGTATCCAAGCGCAGCCCACTCTGTTGCACATTGTTCAAAGAATGTAGTTGCGCTTTGACTCCATGGGTTTACACCAGCGTTGCATCCGCCCTGAATGCAGACAATAACGCGACCAGATCCAAGACAATCAATCTGCCGAAGTCGTGCTTCTTTCAAATACTGACGTAAAAGAGTTGCTGCTTGTACTACATTGCTTGAGACAGTATCCATGTTTGCGCCACCGTGATGGTTTATGCAGGTGACTGAATATCCCTTTCGTGGTGTGCAAATGGAGTTGAGTGCAATTGCCATCGGACCAGTTATTTTGGTGCTTGGAACTGTAACATCAGATGAAAACGTGTATTGAATCTTCTGGTTTGTTCTTGCGCTATCGGCTGTAAGCGAAAGAATTGATGTAACCCATTGATAGGGAGAACCTGCACCTGTATCGCAAGCAATTGATGATGTTCCATAAGTTGTAAACGGACCAACATCTAGGCGAGCACCCAACCCAATCGTTCCCATTCCGGGTCCCTTACCATGGACTACTCGATAACGTATTTCCAATTGACTCCATGACAATATAGTCGTGCTCTGGTACGACTGGGGTCCAGCAAATTTGTCAGACCAAAACCCACTAGCAATCCAGCCATAATCGAATGGACTTGTATTTGGTTGTAAGTCTCCAGTACCCCGTGTCATCAGCGCAGTAAGTGCCGCAGGTCCAGAAACTTTGCCGCTGACAAGCGTTCCACCAAGTGCGGGTAAACCCTCTGGGTTAACAATTACTCCACCAGTTGGGATTCTTGCCCAAAATCCGTTTGCTGCATACACGCCGTAATAGGAATTACCGTTCCATGAACTGGTTGGCGTAATTGGTGTGGCGTATTCAAGCGCAGAAGTGTTTGTTTGCAACGCAAAATTCAAACCGTCTGCCCACCCCCAACCATTAATGTTGGTGTTTGAATCTCCGGCAATGAGGATATCAACCGAGTCGGTTTGTGTTGTTACATCTCGCAAGAACTGACCAACACGCCTTGAGCCATAAACCCCCGGTACTGGAGAATTTGTTGTACCAAACGTGTACTCCTGTGGAATATAAACACGCTTGAGTGCAGTTCCATCAGCGACCGCTGCATTGTCCATCAAGGTCACTGAGTATTCAGATGCGGTAACAGCATTTGTTAGCACCCCCGCAGTTGCCGAAACGCTAAGAAGTGTTCCCGGAGTTACGGTCGCAGTGACAAGAACCTTAGCAGAACAGATGCCACCAAATTGCACCTGCACCTCGCGACCGTTGTCGCCTGCGCCAGTCATCAGACCCGTGACCACGCCAAGGTAGCCCGTATTGCCAGTCTCTGTAGACACAGCCTTGCGGATGCAGTTGAACACGTAGCCAGTGTTCGCCGCCTGCTCAGGGTTAACGACCGCGCCAGCGTGGATGAACGAGGTGATCACCAAATCGCCAATAGCAACTGATGTACCAGACTTGTTGACGCAGGTAACAGTTGTTCCTACAGGTTGTACGCCAAGACGATTTTGAACTGGTGCAAATGTCATCGTGTCTCCAAAGGTTTATTAAGTTGTGAGAGCCTGAATTTCAGAATCAGACAATCGCGTTGGGAAATAGGTAATACTTCGGATTGAGTTTTTAAGCAATACACTTGTGTCGGTAATGCTGGTTCCGGTTGTCGATGGTCCGCCAATACTCAGGAACGTTGGTGCAACGCTAAACCCGAGCGTCCCCGTAGCGACCGTCCCGCCGTTCAGGCACAGGCTGGTAGCCGTACTAGCGTAACTGAATGCGCCCTTCGTCAACGCGTTGGCGGTCAGGCTGTTTGCTGTTGTGACGGTTGCTATTGCTGTGTAGTCTGCCAGTCGCAGGGTGAGCGCGGAGGCGGTTTGATACATATGCAAGTGTTTGTCATCTACATCGCTCGTTGCGATTACCGTGCGAGCGGTTGTGCTTGACGCGTTGCCGTACCAGTTGGCGACAAACGTACCCGTTGTCCCGCCCGTATACCACGAACTAAAGTTCGTCCCGGCGGCAATGATGGCGGTGTCTACGGCGCGGGTGAGTGCTGTGCTTGTGGTCGGGATATAACTAGAAGGTTGAGAACCTAGTTCTAGTTGGCAACCCCAACACTCAAATTGTCCGGTTGCGGTTCCGGATGCACTTTGCATATAAGGACCACTATTGGTAACTGCCGTATATTGAAATTGATATCTTGCCCATGTGGTTGTAAAAGAAACGGTTGTAACAGGAGAACCTACAGCCGAATCACTAAAGCGCAGCGATGCATTTGCTGTCACGCCCGGTATTGCACGAAGCCAAACACTAAACGTGTAAACGCTTCCAACTGAGTTTGTGTATGCCATCGAACCCGCGCTCACATACATACCTTGCCCGGTCCCTGTGTAATTCAACTTCGTTGCCGTTGAATCATTCGCAGGGCTTGTAACTAGTATGTACGGAGACGGTCTAGTAAATCCACCAGCCGTTAACCAACCCGAATCGGGATACGCGGAAAATTTAAGGAGGTTGGTTGCTGGTGCTTCTAGCAGCAACCCACGCGGACTACCAATAGATGTCTCTGAGAAGGTAAAGCGAGGGGCTTGCGGTTGCAAGGCTGGCACGGTTTCAACATAGCCAAGGCTATTGATGAAGGTAGCCCGAGCGGTCGCGTCTACGCGGCTGAACGTGATAAGTGGGTCAAGTACCCCATTCATCGTTGTAAAGTCTAGCGACAGCGTAGATCCAGCAGATGGACCATTCAATGGTAATTGACGCTCGCGACATCGCTGCATCGGATCACCAGTCAAATTCCAAGTTCGTGCGCGGCTTTGCATTATAGATAACCAAAGACTGCATTTGCGGCAACAGCAGAACTAGACACCATATGTAATTCGACGAGTTCGCAACCAGTTGTATCAACAATTGCAAACCCGTTTGGACATGATGCGTTTTCTCCGTTATATCGCTTTGCATCTCCAAGTGTTGGAGTCGCATAAGTCAGACCGGGATACAAGGCTGTACTAGCAACAGTAATTGGACCAGCAGTAGCGGATGTCACAACCATCTTGCACAGTACGGATGGAATCCATACAGACGCAGATGCTGAATACGTCCATCCGATGACATAGACAGTCACTGCGTTTCCAGATGTCGATAGCGTTTGAAACTTGATGTAATTTAATTGTGCTCCAACGACTACGCTTGCGCCAGTAGTAACAGGGCGCGTAGCCGTAGCAAACTTTGTGGCAACAGTGGTAACCGTAGTTACGTTTGTAAGGCTTGCCAATTCAAATGCATCAACAAGTGTTTGTTGAACAGTAACATTTCCAACGCGTCCTGATAGGTCTACTGACATAGCGTTTCCTTATGATGGATTTGGGACGGTGTTTGTCATTACAAATCCGCCGTTGTTTCGATAGTTGTTTGTCCAAACGTTTGGTCGCAACTGACCAAAGTGGGCTTGCAGCATCCCGTCCTTACGCTGCGCAGTACCAAAGAGTGGTCCAGCCTCAATCTCTGCAAGACGCTGAGACTGCTGCCCGTCTTCATACGACTCAGTAATTGCCCGGACGTAGAGAACGAGCAATGTTTCTAGATACAGTGGGATTGAGATGACATCCGTGGGCAAATTAGCAGTCGATACGCGCTGCCAGCCTGTGCGATATGTGATCTTGATCTTGTTTTCCTCCGAACTTGTCGGAGTTGGATAGATTTGCAACTGATATGTCTGCGTTGGAACGGCAGTCGTAGGCACAACAGCCTTCACGTACCCTCGCGTACCGTAACTGTTGAATTCAGACGAGCGGGTGTTCTCTACCTCGTCCTGATTAGTGATCAAGAGCGGAAGTGTTCCACTCCACGCGGCGATCAGTTCAGAAAAGTCAGCAGGCAGCACCACATAGGGCAGGGCTGCAACCGTTGACAGCATTGCGGTGGCTTGCCTGAACGTCCACTGGTAGCCAAACAGATGCTCACCAGCCTGATTGATGATCTCAGCCTGTCGCTCTGCGACAGTCTGACCAGCGGCAGTCGATGGGCGACCACCGATGGCAAGCAACACATGGTTCGTCAGGTCTTTGTAGTAAAGCATTGAAGTCCACTGGACGGGTTTAATCAATCATCAAACGCTCTAATCACGGAACCAATATTGCAGCGGGATAAAGACGCGGCGTTGCCCTGTCGAAGCAGTAGAAATTGCTTCCATGAGAACTGCTGCTGGATATGAACCAGCACCGCCTACGTCAACAAACGACCCAGCCGTATTCCCGGGTTCAAGCAATGCACCAACAGCCAATGCCGCACTTGAAATAACCTTAGCAGTGACGATTCCACCAAACTGGACAGTGACTGTCTTGCCAACAGTTCCATCAGCGCGATCCAGACTAGTAACAACTCCAATGTAACCATTGAAGTTCGCAAGATCGCCGTCTGCTGGAGCAACAGAGTTGAAGACATACAGTGGGTCATAGCCCAAACTTGGATCAACAACCACACTGCCATGCAGAAACGAGGTGGCAACAACATCGCCAACGGCAACATTTGCAGTGCGGACAACACACTGTGTCGTGTAACTCATTGGCTGTACGCCGAGCACATTCGCCGATGGAGTAAAGATCATTTGATGTCCTTGTTGATCAGCATTGAAATCCACTGGACGGGTTTCCCCGTCCAGTGGTTATGGTGTTAACAGAATTACGCCGTGGTTCCGTCAATCGGACTATTGAACAGAAGCACTGGAATGTTTCCAGATGCAGCAGCGGTCACTGCGCCAAGCGAAAGAGCAACACACGTGTCAGGAGCCGTTGAATCGGCTTCATTACCAAGGCGACCAGCGGTATCCGACAAGAACAACTTGCTGCCGATGACCACGTTGTTTGTCACTGCCGCAACAAGCGCAGTTGCAACTCCACCAAACTGCACCTGCACAGCCTGACCAGTTACACCAGAGTTGCTTTGCGAAGACAACCCAACAACAACTCCAAGATACCCAGCGTTCTTGTGGCTTCCATCGCCAGACGTTGCATTGACATCTCCCTCTGCCAACTTCACGCATGAGAATGGTGACAGTTCAAAACTTGTAGGAGTTTCGGCGGGTGGATAGATAACGCCAGTGTGGTTAAACGAAGTAATAACGACATTGCCAACCACCAAAGCGGTTGAGTCTTTATTGATGCATCGGACAACAGCACCAACAGGCTGAATTCCGATTGTTCCCATATTTGGAGCAGTAATCATGTAAGTTTCCTTTGTGAAAGAAGGGGGTGGGATGACCCACCCCCCGTTGTATTACGAAGCGAGCGAGATAGGGGCAACGATTCCGTGACGCTGACGGCTGTTGCAGAACACGTTCCACCAGCAGTCAACAGGCTGTACCCAACTGAACGGCTGATTTGGGTGACGCATGACATCATGCTTCTTCATGTAGCGAGTCGAGTGATAGATAGGCGTGATGTACTGACCGTTGACGAACCAGAAACGAGCACCCTTATCAATGGTGTTTACTGCGAATTCAGTTCCGGTGGCAACTACCGTCTTGCTGTTACGACCAGCCAACGTATCAGTAACTGACGATCCAGAAGCAATAGCAGGGTAAATTGCAGCCGTATCCATGTTGGCGCAGTACTCAACAGGAATACCACTGAAGGTAGGCGTGTTGTACGCCGAATCCTGTGCGCTCACAAGCATATCGTTCGATTGACGAAGTGATCGCTTGTACAGGTTGATACCGTCCTTTGAGCACAAGATCATTTGACGATTGAACATCGTCTCCTCAAAGTACTGCTTCTGCGTAAGAGGAGCCTTGAATTGCACCTTTAAGTACATATCGTCAAATGCACCAAACAGGCTATAAACAGTTCGGGCAATAAGGTCATTGTTGTTATGACCACTGGTTCCGAACGCATCAGCAGCCTGCACACTAGGCAGATCATTGTGACCAGCAAGACGGTTGTAGAACGAAATCTGGTTCGTCCAACGTGGGTCGTTGGCAGGATTGATGCCGAGGATGTTCGTCCAACCAGCAGGCACACCACCACGCTCACCGAAGGTGAGATCCGAGTTGACGGTTTCGGTGATGAATGAAGGAAGCGAGTACGGCTCCTTGCCACCAGTTTCCATGTTGCCATAGTTACCGAAGGAAGTTGCCCACAGATCGTTCTCCATGCCGTTCAGCATGGAAGTCCACATACGCATTTCCTTGATGCGCTTCACGCGCTTGTACATGACCTTTGGGTCGCCTTCGTTCAGTTCAATTTCCTGATCGGTCCACGACATATGGTCCATGCTGAAACGCCAAGGAGCGGTCAGCGTGTCAGTGACCTGTGGGTTCGACCAAGTGAACGTGTCGTTTGGCTGATACTTCTGGTAGGTCGTAGCATCGTCAAAGACGATGACATCCTTAATGGACGTACCACCCTGAACAGTTGTTTCGCTTGCCTTCTCCTTGAGGAGACGCGAGAGAACGTAGTTGTTCTTGACGGCTTCGTTGATAACGGCATCCGCACTCTTCAGATAAGAAGGTCCGGTTGACTGCATGAAGTCATTGAATTGTGTAATTGAAGGCATTGCCTATTCCTTTTAACGTTTGATGCGAGACGAACGAGTGTTCGTCCCAGAGAGGATTTGATCAAGGATGTCATCGTCAGCATCGCGAACAGGAGCCTTCACAGGTGGACTTGACGCACGTGGCGCGGTTGGCTGTGAGTTCTTGATCGATGGTGCAGACTTTGTGGTTCCAACTAGTTCCGTGTAGGCGGCTCGCGTGAGTTCATCAATGCTCGCGTACCCACCCGGCTTTGCAGCACCCATTGCAGACATCTTCGCTACGACTACGTCAAAGGTTGGAGCCTTCGCCCCGTACTGAACACGTATCGAAGCATCCGATGCACGGGCTTCGGCAAGCAGCATTCTTTCCTGCATTTGCTGCTGTTGCATCTGAAAGGCTGAACGGACTGGCGCAACAACGTCTTCGCCATACATTTCCGCCATTTGCTCAAACGGATCAGCCGCCTTTGGAGCCGCATTCGTAGGCTTGTTAGCCTCGATAGCCGCATCCGCTGGTGACTTCCCTTGAGCAAGTTGCTCCTCCATCTGCTTCACTCGACCGCCGTATGAATCGACATCCTTCTGTCGCTTCTCAGCCTTTGCAGCCCATTCGGCTAGCACAGCATCGGAAGCAGAAGAAATGATTGCATCCGGTACGCCATCCCGTTTAAGGATCTTGGCGACCACTTCACGGTCAAAGGCGGGTGTGGATGGTTCAGACTCAAAAGCGGTCGTAGACGAATCTACATCGGCTTCATCGTCATCGGATTCCACACTTCCAAGCAATTGATCAAGTATCGAATCCTCGTCATCTGGTTGTGATGATTCAACTTCGATACCAGTGTCTTGCTCCGTTGCCCCGCTGGGCAGCGTTTCGACATCAATGGGTTCAGCAGTGCTGTCCATAGTTAGTCCTCTGCTCGTACATAGCCGTGCTCAGACGCAACATTGCGTTCGTGCTTACGGCTTGAGATGATTGGGTGACCCTTGGCATCACACCGCACACCGGGCATATTGCGCGGCAGTGTGTGACTGACATAGGGGTATGTGCCTGTGGTGAAGTTAGGCGACAGTTGCGCACTGCTTAGAATGCGTGTCAACGTGCCGCGTTCCGGATGCTGCACCACTGCGCCAACCGAAGGGACAGTGGACATGGGGTAATAAACCTCCACGACTTGCCCTGCTTGATTGGTAAATTCGTAGTTCGGCATTACATCCTCGAAGCAGCGGCTGCAATTGCGCCTTGTGATCGCGCCGATATTGCAGGTTGCTCGCCAGTAGGAGACGGGGAAGGAGGACTTTGTGGAACACCCCCTACCCCCCCTTGTGGTGCTTGCTGTGGTTGGGTTGCTTGTT